TGAACAGGAACGACTGCTGTACAGTGCCAGAAGTCTCCTTGATTCTCATCCCATGTAGAATCGGCTTTAATGCGCGTTTTGCACGTGAGACAATTTTTCATTAACCTGGTCCACTTCCATTTCCCCATGCTTTTACAGGACCTTCGTATCCTGCATCCTTCCAACGTTGTTGGATTCTTTCTTCTACCTCATCAAAGTGAAGAGGTGTGAAGTCGGTTTGCTCTACGCATACGCAGAGATATTGAGGGTCTGGTTCAGTAACAAGACCAGTCATGTAGCCATGAACCATGTTGGTTCTTGTTCTCATCACCTGATTAGCATGTAGATGTCCATGCACGTTCACACGGAACCGTTCTGACACGCAGTCAGGATGTAGAGGGATATGGCTCATGATGAACTTATCCACAAATACACGAACACCGTGGATCTGTTGGAAACCAACTTCACGATAGTCTTCATCCTTGAAGATATCATGGTTACCACGTATGAGGATCTTACGACCGTTCATGCGCTTTACCAGTTCGAGATACTTCTTGTTGATTACCACATCACCAAGAAAGTAGACAGTGTCCTGCTCTTTCACTTTGGCATTGTGACGGTCAATCATAGTCTCGTTCATCTCTTCAGTCGAGGTGAACGGACGCAGCGGACTGCCGTCAGATAGCTTGAACTTTTCCCACGAATTCGTATGACCAAGATGATGGTCAGAGATTACGAACCTGTTTACAAACCTAGTCATTAATTAACAACCTTTACTTTATTCCTGAGCACAGTAATATACCGAGCAGTGCAACCGTTGTTACGAATAATCGCCTCAGCCTCTTCACGGGTAGGCGCATCTACAAGAACCGTATTCATATCTGTTTGGCTGTGCTCGACATGAACAATCCAATATTCTTTCGCAGTATTCATAACAATCTCCTTAGCTTATTATTCACTCTACGACATTTTGCATATATTGTACACAGTTATTTTAGAGAACCTTACCTTGAAGGGTGAACTTGCGAGCTACATCATCAAATATCAGGATGTTATCGTTCATCAAGATCTGCAGAGGAGCTTCACCCTTAGGGTTATAAGCACCAGCCAGACGATTGAAGTACTCTTCAACCGAGTAGTTATTGATGAGAGTTTTGATGAACTTAGCTTTGGTAACTGGACCACGGTGCTTGAAACGAGCAACGAACTTGCGATCTTCCCAGTAGCTATCAGTGTGTGGCTGATAGAATACGTAGTCACCACTAACAACCAAATTTTGTTTTGTAAAAGCAGTCATATAAATCTCCATTCGTTATTATTCACTCTACGACACTTTTGATAATTTGTACACAGTTATTTTCAAAATAATGAATTATTTTTTAGTTTGCCAAGGGGAGATATAAGTGTCGAGAGTGATAGATAAGTGAGACATTAATTTGACGAATTTGGGACGAGGTTTATTATTAAGGATAATGTCGGAAAGTTCGAAGGCGACGAGGTGGTTTTTGTAGAGAATAATAGAATATTCGAGGTTAGGGTTTTGATTGATAAAATCGACGAGTAGTTGGATAGTGGGAAATTTAGGTGAAGAGGTGTCGAGGTTGTTATTGTTTGTGTCGAAATATTGAATGGTGTACATGTATTTTCTCCTTATTGAATAGCCAATGTACCAAAGTTTTGATAATTTGTACATCGTTATTTTTAAAGGAGACAAAAAAATGGGCGACCCGAAAGCCGCCCATCATGCGTGTAGCAGGAGGAACCCCACCTGTGACCCTGCCTATTCCATTCGTCAATTAAGACACTTGCCTATCTTATACAGTTTAACTGCATATCCACGCACCACATAGTGTGGTATATTTATACACGTTTTTCGTTAGAATCCAACATTTTTGCGCTTTCCGCTAAAAAAAATGCTGGAGTAGATCCATCAAACCCACCACCAAAGTTTAGATGACGAACCAGTTCCTTAGCTTTACGAATTCCAAGGCCTCGTTTAACGATCTGGTCTGTCTTGGTTTCAAGGATATCACCACCGATTTCTACATAACCAGCACCTATATCAATCATCTGCTTGTCATTCACGATCTTATAATTAACCATTAATCTTCTCCCATACTATACCAAAACAAAGTTGCTGCATCTTACGATGAAACCAATTAGGAACCCGGTGGTCCTCTACCATCCAATACGTACCAGGATGGAGTTGACATCTCCACTTGTAGACCGGTTGTTTTATGACCGACCACTGTGGTTCCGGTTTATAAGATAACTTATCGTAGTCCATTACTTAAATCCTGAAAACTTGTTTTTGTCAAATTTTGATGCTGGCTTATAGTCATTCTCATAACGTTGGCCAGCAGTCGACTTGTCAAAGATAGGTGTATCATCAACAAGATCATCTTGAGCAGACTCCTCAGTGTTGTACAGTTTCATCTTAGAGTAGTCAACACCAATGACGAACCGCTTGTGTGTGGCTGGATCACCGTAACGGTTCTTCAGCTGCTTCACCATGATCTGACCGAGTTGCTGAAGCTCCTCAGATGAGATCAGGGCAAACATGAAGTCGGCCGTGGCCGGTAAACCAAATGACTCAGACGTATCCTCGAGACCGACATCAGATGATGAATAACCTGTACGAGTTGTCTGAGTGGCCGATACGATAGGAACGTTACACTCAACTGCCAGACCACGAAGTTCTTCGGCAATAGCCTTAATCATCGTATAAGAGTTGACATTAGAACCTGCCTTGATACGTGATGACATACAGATATTCAGGTAGTCAATATAGATGATATCAGGAGTAAAGTTCTTCTTGATCTTTAGCTCATTGATAAGGTGACGGAAGTTAGCCGAACCAGCACACGCAGTCGGATATTCCTTGATAATCAACTTACCCTTGGCACGTTGTTTGACACGACCCATGAGTGTATCATAAGTTGTCTTAGGAAGATCACGAAGGTCATCGGTAGTCATACCAAGTAAGTTAGTATCGATACGTTCGGCAATCTTCTCTTCGGCCATTTCCATGGTAATGTACAGCACGTTAAGACCAGACATCAGGTTACCAGCCGCACAGTGACACATGAACAATGACTTACCCACACCTGTGCCGGCAAGAGCAATGTTCAATGTCTTACGTGGCAATCCACCCTTGGTAATCTTATTGAAGAAGTCAAGATCAAACGGGATCTTTACCTCTGTACGATGGTAGAAGTCAAACCGACTATCTGAATCATCCAAGAAGTCATGGCCGATGCTCTGATCGAATGATACGGCCAGAGCATCGGTCAAGATCTGAGGAATGGATCCTACAGAAATACTATCCTTCTTATCGTCAACCAGCTGGATTGATTGCATGAGAGCATTATAAAGAGCCTTGTCTTTACAAAACTTTTCAGTCGAATCAATTAGCCAGTCAACGTCACGGTCTTCACTCTTAGCAAGTTCAGCAATGATACTTTCGGCACTCTTGAACTGGTCATCAGTCAAACCGCCTTTGTTATCAAGGTCGATGCTTAGTGCTTCCTTTGAAGGGAAAGAACTATACTTACTAACGTACGCATCGATCAACTCAAAGATAGTACGATCAACATTATCAGTGAAATATTCAGACTTCAAGAACGGAATTACTTTACGAGCATACTCCTCATTATTAACAAGATTTCCAAAGATAACGTTTTCTATTTTCATATACTTCCCTCTAACAAAGGTCTATTATATCATGACCAAACAATTTTGTACAACACTTATTGTTGCTAATCTGATTCATATGTTCATAATAACGGTTTTTATAACTTAGCTTACAGAACCACAATTTGTTTGGTGTTGATACGAATGGCACCAACGCAGGTCTCATACTCATGTACTTAAAGATACCATCTGTTACAGATGGCCACCAATGATTAAAATAATCATCGACAATAACCACACCCTCATTAGCTATAAGTGTAGCCGCCAACTGCATATCATTAATAACATGTTCAGTAGTGTGTCCACCATCTACAGAAATATATCGATATGCAGTTGGCAGTTGATCGAATGTTCTATAGTCAGTAGAATCGCCACTTACTATAATTACATTCTTACCCTGATGTATATCATATTGCAACAAGTTATTTTCAAAGATATCGCGATTGCCCTCACCTGAGCAGTCAATATTAAGATCTTGTCGTTCAAACACATCAACTGCTACAGACGAAAACTCAGGATCTACAATCGAGTTTAGCGCAATAAAAAACTGACCATGATGAACACCAATTTCCATAATACCATGGTGCTTATTGATATCAATGTTCTCTAAAAAATCTAGTGCCCATATAGTTTGAATTTGGCAAAAGCCAATAATATTATTATAAGCTTTATCTAGATAATCGGCCAGTTCTTTTCTCAAGAATCGTCCTCGTCTAATACCAGATCTTCTATAGTGTCTTCAGCTTGCATGATTGAGCCAGCAGCTACGGCGTACTTCTTCTCAATGAACTCATTAAATTTGGCACACTGAAGAATTGGATGCCAGAAACTAAAGTCGTATGTATCAGCCATACGATAGTTCTTATCGCCGATCTCACCGGTCTCCATATCAACACGTTGGAACCAGCCAACCTTTGGCTTGATTACATGGCCAGACTCAAGAGCCATATCCATCAGGCCAGACCATTTGCTGATGCCCTTGTCCCACGATACTTCGATGGGGATCTTGCTCTTCTCTTTGACGAACCGGCTCTTCTCGACATTGATGATGAAGTTATAACCAGTCACATCCTTACCGTCTTTC